AGATACGTCTGGTAACGTAACAGGAGACGTAGGCTTAGAATTAACAGATATGGACCACACAATTTCATCAGATGTGCAGAGTGTGATAATGATGGGCACTCTTACTGCGACAGCGCCAGGCGGTGCTTGTTGGCATATCTTAAGATGTTGGAGAAATGAAGTACCTGTGTATGCTGGTAATTCGGGTAGAGCGGCTTCTTTTATAGATACTTTAGTCGGCAGTTGTGTGATAGGCACTGATGGCCCCGGCTTTAATACTCAATCAGCAAGTTTTGTTTTTGTAGACAATAACATCGGTGACTCAACTCAACAAACATACAGATGGACCATTTGGACTAGTACGAGCAGTGATAGTAGAGAACTTGAAGTAAAATACTTAACAAACCCCATGTGGGATTTGAGAAATCTCTAGACAATCAAGTCTAAAATAGTCTGTAACTTACCCTTTATACTTTTATTGTTTAAAGTATTTTTCAAGCCTGCGTGTAAAGGCTTTGGCCAAGATTCAAAGTCGCACCAACAATAACCTGAATGTTCTTCATTTAGTTTTGGAATAAATTCATTTTCAACACAGATACAATAGGTGTTAAAAATAAATTTCTGATCATTGGATGTAAAAAGTTCTAAGGGTATAGTCTTTTTAAAACTGGGTGTTGTACCGACTTCTTCTGATATTTCTCTTTTCAAACCTTCAAAAGCAGATTCCGTGTATCTTGCCTTACCACCCACAAGACCCCACATACCAGCAGTTTTCCTGTCGGTCCTTTGCAGAAACATAAATCTTTTAGTGCTTGTTGCATAAAACAATGCACCAGAACATATTATATTTTTTTCCATTCTATTAATATAACACTTTTAGTTGTTAAAATCAAGGTGTATCTTGAGATGCGTCATAGTCTGAACTGTTACCGTCGAGCATAATTGACCAATTACCAGCGGTGTAAACACCCTCATAACTTTTGATCCATTCAGACCCATTGAACTTGTATTGAATTCCAGTGTTTAAATTTGTTAGGTAGTGTTCTGTTGAGTCAGGATCAGACGCATCAAACACAATGCTCCAACTGTTAGATGATGAATTGTATTGAATCACATCATTTGCCCTTGCATGGAAATCCCCCCATGCACTTGCATCAAATGTATTGCTTGAATCTCCTAGGTCATTTATTAAAAGGTATCTAGTGCCATTTGCAAGATTAGATGGTGGCGTAAAAGTTAATGGATTAATAATTTTTGTTACATTAGGTAGTGAAACTGTATTAGAGGGTATGGTATCACCGTCAATGTTAAAAACTAAAATTGTTTCATCTAATGGTGATACTGAAATTGTACCAACAACTTCATTGCCATTTGCTTGTTTTAGTCGCACCTGAGAGGTTCCGTTTTGTACTTTTCCATATTGATTCAATAAAATTTGCCAATTAAGTGGTGGACCGAATGTATCAAAAGGATCTAAATTAGTTGGTGCGTTCGCGCCTGTGTAAAAACCATCTCCTCCTGATGTGACTTTTGTACCACTCGAGCCAATCAATCTTAACTGATTTCCTGTTAAAAATATTGCATATTGATTTGGCGTGATATAACTTCTCGATATTAAACTTCCATCTATTAATCCTTTGTTCATACCGCCGTCATCATCATATATGCTCATAATAATTTTTTGTATCACTCCTAATTTTGATATTTTGACCGGAGGTGATAACCAAATTGGCATACTAAATTGCAGTGATGCAACATCTATCTCTGTATCTGCACCAACAGGAATAGTTCTTGAACTAAAATTAACTCCGGTCAGTTCGATATAACTTAAACTTGTCCAGTCGATATAATTGTCTGATTTTTGAATTTCAAAATCCGGATTGAATAGATATAAAATTTGTTCCAAAATTTGTAACTTCATATCTGTATTCGTTGTAAAAATATCTGCATTTACATTTAATCTAAACGGTGAAGGCATAACTTTCTCAACTGTGTATCCAGCACCCTGTTTGTCACTGTAAGTTCCGTCTGCTAGGACATCTCTTTCTTTTAAATGTTGCTTTTCTATATGGTAAGGATTTTGCATTCTTTCTCTGTCATAGTTTAATGCTGAAACATATGCGGCTATCCTTGGTGCAGATTGTAAAAAATTCTCTGAATTATTTTTGATTATATTTGCAACTTGCCTTGTCATGTCTCCGTATATCACAGGTACTTGACGTAGTTTAATTTCGCCTTCCTTCGTTTTACCTTCTTCTATAGAAAAGTTGCTTAAAACCCTAATAAATTGTGTTACAAATTTTCGTATCTGCCCTTCGTAAAAATGTAGCATTATTCATCTTCCTTAGGTTTAAGTGCATCAGTAAGTGACTGCCTTTGTTCTACAGTTAAACCGTTTATTGTTGATGTTGAACTATTATTAATAAATTTAGTTTTGTAATTTCCTCTAGTATTATTATTTGTCATTGTTAATCTAACGGCGTCCTCTATTCTCACCCATCTATTACCGTCGTATCTAAACAACCTGTTCGGCAAGAAATCTGTCCTTAAAACATAATCACCTTTGTTTACATTAGACTGAGGAAATTTAGTATCTGAGATTAATGGATGCCCATTTGGTGGCACACCATCGCCTTGGAATTGGAAACCATAGTGATGGCCTGCAGGCGTATCTAACTCTGCACTTACTTTTTTATCAGTTGAAACTGTATCACTTGTATTGTTTACAGTATCTAATCTTACATTGCCTCTCTCATCAATAGGGGCAACGTAGTATTGTTTGTAATTAAATCCTGATTTAGGCGCATCTGCTTCTGCTTGATTTACAATAGCATCATTAATTTCTTTTTCTTTGTTGAAAGAAGACATATAATTTGCAAGTGAACCTTGAGTTGTAGCGTCACCTAATATGTCTCTGTATTCTTGAGAGTCTACTAATGATTTTAATTTTAATCTTAATAGATGTGGCCAATATGTTTGTGAAAATCCTTCCGCCGCTCTATTAACATCTTCTATCACGTAAAATCTTTTTAATGCGATAGGTATATTTTTGTCTAAACTAAAGTCATCTTTAAGATGTGGGAATTCAATAACATCACCCGATATTGGTTTTCTTCCTAATCTTTCAACAGAATCGTTTAGATGAACTGTTACAAATACCGTATCATTTTGTAAAAACATTCCAAATTGACTTAGATTAAAATCCATATCTTGGACGTTGTAAATTCCCCTAATTGTGTATACATCTGGAGCATATTTTCTATCTCGATTTTCTAAAAAAAGTAAATCTTGTATTGTTAACTCACTAATGTTACTACCCGAATAATTTGGTTGAGTAGGAGATGCCGCGCCGTCTTTATTCGTGTCTCCCTGATCATACGGGCCTATATATTTGTGTATTAAAAGGTCGGTGCCTCCAACAGTGAACATCTCTTTTATGTTCTTATCGAAGAATTTATAGTCATTGCCTTTCTCAGGCTTGTATATTGATAATCTTGGCATCTTACGTATATTTATAGATTGTTCGTTTCGCAATAAATATGTGTATGTCAGAACTACAAACAGGCCAACAAGAAGTATTTGATTACGTAAAAAATAATCTAGGCGAGGGTATGATCGATGTTGAATTAGACCCAAAACATTACGAAACGGCCCTAGAAAGAGCAGTAAACAAATACAGGCAAAGATCATCAAATGCTGTTGAAGAATCATATGCATTTCTTACACTGAAAAAAGATCAGAACAAATATATTTTACCAGATGAAGTAATAAATGTAAGAAAATTATTTAGAAGAACCGTGGGATCCAGGACAGAAGGTGGGCAAGGTGGTACATTATTTGAACCATTCAATTTGGCCTACACCAACACATATCTATTAAGGGCAGGCGCAACAGGCGGACTAGCCACTTACTATGCCTTTGCAAGTTATCAAGAGTTGGTAGGGAAACTGTTCGGTTCATTTATCCAATTTCATTTTGATGTGGCCACTAAAACTTTGACTATCACACAAAGACCTAGAGCAGATGACGAAACAGTGTTGATGCATACTGACAATTACAGACCTGACATAACATTATTCAAAGATATCTATTCTAAACCATGGATTAGAGATTACACACTTGCAGTATGTAAAATAATGCTAGGTGAAGCAAGAAGTAAATTTGGACAAATCGCTGGTCCACAAGGGGGCACAACATTAAATGGTGCTGACTTGAAGAATCAGGGCCAGGCAGAAATGGAAAGATTAGAAGAAGATATCAATAAATTTGCTGACGGTGGCACGCCTCATAGTTTTGTGATAGGTTAATTCTCAAATATACTCCTTTAAATAATAGCCATTATGGCAAAGATTAATATTTTTACAAACAACGATAATCGTAGTAAATCCTACCAAGAATTGACGATGAAAGAATTGGAAACTAAAGTGAACCAATTGGAAAAAGAAGCAAAACGTGTGCAAAAAGATCCCCAACTGAGAAAACAAGTTTTGCGTAACGTAAAAGACACAAAAATAGAGATTGCAAAACGAATAAAATAATAGTATAATCGTAAGATGCTATTAGGAATTGTAGGACTTATAGGTTCTGGAAAAGACACTGTTGCACAAAGACTGGTTGAAAAGCATGGATTTCAACGAGACAGTTTTGCAAAAAGTTTAAAAGATGCAGTAGCATCCATGTTCAATTGGGATAGAGAAATGCTAGAAGGAAACACCTCATCTAGCCGACACTGGAGAGAACAGCCGGACAAATTTTGGAGTGAAAGATTTGGAAAAAGCGTCACTCCCAGGTGGGTCTTGCAATATTTTGGCACTGAGGTAATGCGAGGCAAGATGTATGATGCAATTTGGATTGATAGTTGCTTGGGTAGATACAGAGGACAAAACACAGTCATATCAGATACTAGGTTTGTAAACGAAATTAAAACAATCAAAGCACACGGTGGCAAAATAATTTGCGTAAAAAGAGGAGATTTGCCTTCACAAAAAGAAATGCAGGAAAGAGGTGCTCATAGGTCAGAATGGGACTGGTTGAACAGTGATTTTGATTTTATTATAGACAACTACGGCACAAAAGATGAACTATTCCAAAAAGTTGATGAATTAGTCATCAGCCTGGAGGTCACCCATTCTCCAGCCGAGTCTCTTCACACTGGTTAATCGTTGACAATTAGCACACACAGTTTTTAAGTTAATTGGATTTACATTCTTCTTATTGCCGTCCACAAAGTATACATTCATTTGACTTTTTTCAACTGCTTTAAAGCCACATAATTCACATTTATTTTTCAACTTATACCCAGATCTTTGAAGTGGTGTAATACCACCAACCTTAAGGTTTTTTTCTTTGCGTATACAGGTGTCACACTTGCTCCGCCAATACACTTTTCCATTCCGCTTATAGCCGTACGCCCGCGGTTTGTCATTGCATTTTTTACATAGTGGTCTGGTGCCTATATCCATATATTGTATTTAAGTCGCCTATATAGGCACCAAATTAACGCATCATTTGTCGTACTATTTGTAAAAACGCAATAAATAAGTCTAGTATATAAAAATACTAACTTGCAAGGAGAATAACTAGTATGCCAACATTAACGAGTCCAGGAGTAGCAGTCTCAGTAATTGACGAGAGTTTTTACGTACCATCAGATGCGGGTACAACACCACTTTTCATAGTAGCATCAGCACAAGACAAAAAAAGCGGTTCAGGTGAAACAACTGCACCGGGTACAACTACTGCAAATGCAAATAAAGTTTACCTATTAACATCACAAAGAGATTTAACAGAAACGTTTGGTGACCCAACTTTCTATACAGACGCATCAAGTAATCCATTGCAAGGTTATGAATTAAATGAATACGGGTTACAAGCGGCATACTCATTTTTAGGAATTGCCAATAGAGCATACGTAATGAGAGCAAATGTCAACTTATCACAGTTGACTGGAAGTGCAAACGCACCAACATCTGCTCCAACTGACGGAACATACTGGTTTGATTTAGCAACTTCGAAAATAGGTATTTTTGAATGGTCTGCAACTAATCAACAATTCACTACTAAAACGCCAACTTTAATTACTTCTACCGGAGATTTAGTTGGGGGCCTTTCAACTGGTGCACCAAAAACATCAGTAGGATCGGTAGGTGATTATGCAGTGAACACAACACACGCATCAAACAAAATTTATTTTAAAAACGACGGTAACAGTTGGGTACAACTGGGTTCAAATGCTTGGAGTATATCACATCCAACAATCATTGGTACTAAATCAACTGGAGCAGTCACATCTGGTCATTCGATTGTAATCAATGGCACAACAGTTACTACAAACAGCACAACTTTTGCCAACGTTGCAGAAAGAATCAATGCGGCATCAATCACGGGTGTTACAGCGGCAGTTGACGCAAATACAGGTTTCATAGAAATATATTCAAATGGAACTAGCAAATCAGATGGTTCGACTTTAGATGGAAAAATTACACTTGCTAATGGCAGTGGATCAATTTTAACTGACACAGGATTGACAGCAGGAACATACGCGGCTCCACAATTTTATCAAGCAGGACACACGCTAAGACCTGAATGGAAATCGGCAGACACTACACCAAGACCAAATGGTTCAGTATGGTTCAAGACTACTACTCCAAACAATGGTACTAGCATAGTAGCAAAACTTTACAGTTCAGCAACATCTTTGTTTTCAACTGTAAGTTCACCATTATACTCAACACACCACAATGCGATCTATAATTTAGATCCAGCAGGTGGCGGATCTGGTTTAACTGTAGGACAACTTTACACACAATTTAACATAACTGAAAATTCAGGACTTGACACTACACCAAATGTGGGTGATTTCCAAATTTTTAGATATGAAGGTGGAACAACAGTAGCACAATCAAAAACTATATTTCCAACATTTACAAGTGGTGAGCAATTTAAGATGCAAGAATCTACTGCATCATCATTGACTCTATCAACTGAAAAAACAGTTACAGTAACTAACGGTGATGGTTCTACTATTGCTGACAACGAAGACTTTGTATCAGCAATTAACGGTGCAGGCTTTACTAACGTTGAAGCAAGTATTGTAAGTTCAGGTCAATATAGAGGCGCTGTACAAATTACACACAAACTTGGTGGCGAAATAAGAATGGTTGATTCTTTAGGAACTCCATTAGCAGATGCAGGTTTTACTTCAGGTAATGCAGATGCATACGGAGATTACGCTACAACAAGAACAAATAAAATTGACAACTTGTATCAAGTGCCAACTGGCGAAACTTTAGACTCAACGGCAAACAATGCACTATTAATATCTAACTGGAAAAGATTATCATATGTTGCATCAACTACTGCTCCGACTAATGAACCAGCAAATGGAACACTTTGGTATGACACAAATTTAGAAGCAGACATTTTAGCACACGACGGAACATCTTTCAAAGGCTACTTAAATGTGTATGCTAGTACAGATCCAAATGGTCCACAATTTAGTGCAACAGAACCAACTACACAATCAGATGGAACTGCACTTGTTGATAATGACTTATGGGTTGACACTAGCGATTTAGAAAATTATCCAAAACTTTACAGATACAACACAACATCTACAGTAAAAAACAGTGTATCTGGAATAAGTTATTCAACTAATCAGCCTGCTTGGGAACTTGTAGACAATACAGACCAAACTACTGAATCAGGTGTGGTTTTTGCAGATGCAAGATTCCACACAACAAATGGAAAAACAGATTCAGCAACAACAGGCGGAGTTGGAACAGCAGGATCAATTAAAGATCTTTTAAGTGATAACTTTGTAGACCCTGATTCACCAGATCCAGCATTATATCCAAAAGGTATGTTGCTTTATAATACAAGAAGAAGCGGTTACAATGTAAAAGAATACAAAAACAGTTACATAACAACTGCGGCATATCCAGGTTCAGGATCAACTGGTTTAGGTAACACTAGACAGAGCAATGAGTCTGTTGCAACTTATTTCCCAGACAGATGGGTAAACAGGTCTGCTAACGAACTTGACGGTTCTCCAAACATGGGTAGAAAAGCACAAAGAAAAGTTATTATTGAGCAACTAAAAGCAGAAGTAAACACTAACCAAGCAATCAGAGAAGATCAAAGAGGATTCAACGTTATGGCGGCTCCTGGTTATCCAGAATTGATTGCAAATATGTTAAACTTAAATGCTGATAGAAATTACACAGCATTTGTTGTTGGAGACACACCATTTAGATTAGGTTCAACAGCAACAGAATTATCTAACTGGTCTAACAACAACGCAGGCGCAGTTGATAACGGTGATAAAGGTTTAGTATCAAGTGATGAATACCTAGGCGTGTTTTATCCATCAGGAAGAACAAGCGACAACAGTGGTAAATCAATCATTGTACCACCATCTCATATGATAATGAGAGTGTTAGCAAACAACGACAACGTGGCATTCCCATGGTTCGCTCCAGCAGGAACAAGACGTGGAGTTGTAGATAACGCAACAGCAGTTGGATATATTGATTCAACAAGCGGAGAGTTCGAAACAATTTCAGTAAATGAAGGTTTAAGAGATGCGATGCACACAGCGAAGATCAATCCAATTACATTCTTTGCAGGTGCAGGTATTGTTAACTACGGTAACCTAACTAAAGTTGCACCAACAATGACAAGTGCATTAGATAGAATCAACGTATCAAGATTGACAGTTTACCTAAGAACACAATTAAACAAAATAGGTAAACCATTTATTTTTGAACCAAATGATGAACTGACAAGAAATGAAATCAAACAAGCGGTTGAATCATTCTTACTAGAATTAGTTGGTCAAAGAGCACTTTATGACTTCTTGGTAGTTTGTGATACCACAAACAACACACCAACAAGAATAGACAGAAATGAATTGTATGTTGATATAGCAATTGAACCAGTGAAATCGGTTGAATTTATTTACATACCATTAAGACTAAAAAACACTGGAGAGATATCACAACTTGGTTCGTAACCAGAATAAATAGAGAGGAAGATAAAATATGGCAATTTCAACATTATCAAAATTTACAGTACCACTAGCAAGTGATCAGAGCGCCGCAAACCAAGGTTTGCTGATGCCGAAATTACAATACAGATTTAGAGTGATACTAGAAAACTTTGGTATATCTACTCCTAGATCAGAAATTACAAAACAAGTTGTTGATGTAACAAGACCAGATCTAAGTTTTGACCAAATTACTTTAGACGTGTATAACTCAAGAGTATACATGGCAGGGAAACACACTTGGGCACCAATAACACTTACAATTAGAGATGACGTAAACAACGCAGTGTCTAAATTAGTTGGTGAACAAGTACAGAAACAATTTGATTTCTTTGAACAAGCATCTGCTTCTTCAGGCGTAGATTACAAATTTACAACTAGAATTGAAATGCTAGACGGTGGTAATGGAGCGGCGGCACCAGGCGTATTAGAAACGTTTGAATTATACGGTGCTTACGTCGAGTCTGTTAACTACAACACTTTAGCATACGCAACATCTGATCCAGCAACAATAACACTTGCTATCAGATACGATAACGCAGTACAAACTCCACAAGGAACAGGAATTGGTAGTGCGGTAACTAGAACTCTTGGCACACTTGCAACAGGTGGCGGAGTATAATAATTTTCAAATATAATACAAGGAAAGCGCCTTTTATGGCGCTTTTTTTGTGACTATAAATACAGTATGCCAAGTATAAACAATTTCTTAAAAGGATTCTCTTCCGGTTTACCAGGAATGAAAGATTACAGACACGCATCGCGTCTGTATTTTGATGACAATTTTAAACTTGCACCAAAAAATAAATTTTTATTCCATGTAGTATTTGACATAGACTCAACAGTTTTACAAAACAAAAATTTTGGCAAAAATGTTATGTTGGATCTTAATATGCTTGTAAAAGCAATTGACCTTCCTAAGTATAACTTGAACTTAGAAGAGAAACAGCAGTACAACAAAAAAACATATGTGGCAACGAGAATACAATATTCACCAGTCAATATAACTTTTCATGATGACAACGCTGATACTGTGAATGCTTTTTGGAAATCATATTATGAATATCATATTGCTGACTCTATTGTGACAGATCCAAATATGCGAACAATGAACAAAGATACTTTATATGACAATGCAGATGCTATAAAGAACACACAATTTGGTATGGACACAGCAGTGGTTAGTAAGAAACCACTCATAAGAGGAATAGATATTTTTGTTTTGCACAAACAAAGATTTACATCGTTCTCCTTAATAAATCCAGTAATAGGGTCATTCAGTCATGACAATTTAGATCAAGCAGACGGGCAAGGTATTATGCAAAACACGATGGAAATATTTTACGAAACAGTATTATATAGATCTGGATTAATAAAAGGAGGAGGCGTTCCTGGATTTGCAACGGTACATTATGATTTAGAACCATCACCATTATCAGTTTTAGGTGGAGGTACTACATCTATTTTTGGTCCTGGTGGTATAGTAGATGGCATAGGTTCAGTGATAAGCGATGTACAGCGGGGGCAAGTTGGACTAGGTACAATTTTAAAAGGAATCAACACTTACAATAATGCAAAAAAAGTAAAAGCAAAAGATGCCTTGAAAGAAGAGATAGGCGGAATAGTAAAAGATGAGATTAAAAAAATAGGCGAAAGTGCTGGTACTATTGCTAATCCAGTTGGAGATTTTTCCGTAGGTGCCGCGGCGGCAACAGTTGCACTTGCAGGCACAGTCGCTAATGCAAAATCATTAATTGATGATAAAAATAATCAGTCAACAACTGTTATAGCAACGCAGGACACAGTAAATTTTTTAAGTTCTACGGAAGCAACAAATTTAGTCAACAGCAATACACAGGTAAGAGAAAGTATTGCGGCATCAATGTATTTTAAAGACATTGGATCAAGAAAAGGACTATCAGTCGCAGAAAGTGAAATTGAATATGCGGCTCAAAGTGATAGCGTAAAAAATACATACAATAATCAAGCAGTTGCAAATGTAAATCAACTAGTAACAGATGGATATATAAAAATAGATAGAGAAACAAACGAAGTTGAAATAGAAGCAGAAAAGGCTAATTTATAATGACAAAAGTATATTCAAATTTACCATCAGAAAACAACGATTCATTAAAAAAATCTATAGACGAATTAACAAATAATCAGTACGTGGAACCACTTGAATTCAACGTTGGTGAATATGATGCTACTATTGGCTTTTTTGTAAAACGTGGATTCGACAGAGAACCAGCAGAACAATTAGCCTACATAATTTTACAACAGGCAAAGGTAGATAATATTAACTCACAGGAAGTTTTACAAAAACTTGGAAACACAAATCCTGCACAACTAAATGAGGTTGTGACAATGATACTAAATGCCAACAGATTTAGATCGAGTGCTTTAGGCACCAGATCAAAAAAGACTGCAAAAGATTCAGTTTCAAGAAACATATTGGGGTAACCCATGAAGTTCGCACACGGCAAATATAATCTTAAGAATCAAGAAAAATATATTGGCTTAAAAACTCCAACATATAGATCAGGATGGGAACACGCATTCATGAGATTGTGTGACGAACATCCTAACGTGGCTAAATGGGCAAGTGAATCGATAAAGATACCTTACAGGCATCCGTTCACTGGAAAATATACAATATACGTTCCGGATTTTTTTGTAGTTTATGTTGATAAGAGTGGACGTAAACACGCAGAACTAATTGAAGTTAAACCAGCGGCACAAACAACTATGGAAAAGGCAGGTAGGAGTTATAAAAAACAGCAACAGGTAATAATTAACAATGCAAAATGGGAAGCGGCAAATGCCTATGCAAAACAACAAAAAATAAAATTTAGAGTTGTATCAGAAGAACAATTATTCCACAACGGCTCGCGTAAATAATATAATGACAAAGAAATTAGAAGACATTTTAAATTTACCAAATATAAAAGAAGCATTTCAAAAAGTTGATGCCAAAGAAGCACAAAGGCAAGATACAAATGGGAAAACTATTCCTAAAAACGTAGATCCTCAAACTGCAAAAGCATTAGAAAAAACTTATGCCGAGTTTGACAAAATTGAAAAGGCACTGCCGGCTGTGAAAGGTCTGGGCGAATTGTCAGATCTAGAACTTGATAAATTAGCCGGTGAGGCTGAAGAATCATATAAGAATCTGATGGACTTGGGAATGAATGTAGACAGCAGATATAGTGGACGTATATTTGAGGTTGCAAGTAACATGTTACGAAATGCCATTGATGCCAAATCCAGCAAAATTGACAAGAAATTGAAGATGGTTGAACTACAATTAAAGAAACATAAGATCGATAAAGATGGTAAAGACGACCCAGAACCTATAGAAGCGGACGGATACGTTATAACGAACCGTAATGAATTGATGAGAAAACTTAATAAAAAAGACTAAATAAACGTGCTATGAGTGAATTCGCAAAATATTTAACAGAATCATCTAAAGAATATGACTATAGAATAAAGGTCGCTGGCGATTTAGATAAGGATTTTGGTACTAAATTAGAAACTTGCCTACAGAAATATGAAGTAGCAAAACTTTCTGCTGGCAAAACAACTCCAATTGTAGAAATGCCGTTGGATTTTCCAAATCTTAAAAATGAAAAAGTAACAATTTTTGATGTAACTACACACTATCCAGCATCAGTCATGGAATTAAGAGAGTTGGTTGCAGATTATATGAGAATGGCACCTAATTTTGTTGTAGTCAGAAAACCAAATGAACCAACAGAAGAATATCAAGAAGAAGCAAAAGTAAAAGCAAAATCAGAATATAAAACAAGATTGCTTGACTTAGAATATCAAGATGCACCAAAAGTAAAAGGTGAGGATTTCCATTCAACTCAAGCAAATATGAGTCTCTTGAAAGAATTATTAAAAGACAAAAAAGATGGTGAAACTACACACAGACACGAGTACGCGGCAAAACCCGAAAAGCATGATGTACAAGAAAAAGAAGATAAGCCAACGCCATCACCATTAACAAAAACAACAAACCCTAAACCAAAGAGATAATAATATGGAAATGTTAGATGTACTTAAAAAATTAAAAGAAATTGCAGACACTAATCCTGAAATAGTTGCTGATGCATTAGACAATGTGCAGAGAACAAATCCAGAGGAAATTCAAACAGACGAAGGTAGAGTAAAAGATGCCGTTATAGGCGCTGAAGAGATGATAGGCGACTACGTAAATGACGACGGAGACCTTAAAATGCCTAAAGATAAAGTGATATATGATCTTAAAGCAAAATCTAAAATGGAAAAAGATGCAATGAAAAACTACTCAATTAACATTGCAATGGATAAAGTTGAAAAAGAGTTCGATGATCAAGGCCAGAAAATAGATATGGATATGGATATGAACTCAGAACAACCCACAGACGAAGGCAATGCTTTCGCACAGGCAGTACAACAAGCAAAAGCGTCAGGCCTTAAAAAGGGTGATAAATTTAAAGTTGGAGACGAAGAGCACACATTAAGAGATAGCGATTTTGAACAGGTAAATACAAGTACCATGGAAAACAAAGGTAAAAAAGAAGAGAAAAAAGAAATTAAAGAAGCAATTCAAATGACTGCTGATACACCAGAAGAAGCAGGTGTTTTAATGCAAATTTTAAAACTTGCAGGTGTAAAACCAGTAACTCCAGATATGATGGGGCAGGAACCTGAACAAGAACCAGAACAAGATCAAGAGCCAATGCAAAAGCCAGAAATGGGAATGGATGCAATGAGAGATGTTGTTGCAAAATCTTTGGCAGACGAACCAGCAGATGAAACATACGCAAACACACCAGACGAAAAAGTAGATGATGTTGACACACTTGTAAACAAAATGTCAGGTGGTATGAATAAGCAAAAACAACAAGTGAAAAAAGAATATCCAGGCGATAACCCACTAGCAGTAAGAGAAGTAACTGAAGACGAAATAGCGACTGATCTTAGAGCACAATACGAAAACTTTAAAACTGCTTATACACAAGCGGCGAACGAAGCGGCAAAGCCTGATTACGTTGACTTAGATAAAGATGGAAACAAAACTGAGCCAATGAAAAAAGCGGCAAAAGACGCTGAGAAAAAAAAAGACTAAACACTCCTGAAGCACACGGCGGACAACATTCTACATCAGGTAGAAGCATGACCAAAGGCGAAATGAATAAACGTGAAAAAATCGTCAAGGGAATGAAAAAAGACAAATCCGGATTCAAAAAGAGATATGGCAAAGATGCAGATGCAGTTATGTATGCCACTGCAACAAAACAAGCCATGTCAAAATAAAAAATCTACATGAGCAAACATAGATTAATGGCCCACAATTCATACGGGTTGATTGAAGATTCGATTTGGATTGGCTTACCCAAATGTGCAACAACATCATTGTATGCCTTATGGAATAATAAAAATGTTAAGTCACAATACTTCAATGAAAATTCAGATATTTTAAAGTTAGATAAGAGCGATAAACTAAAACAGATTTGGTGTTTATGGCGTAATCCGTGGGACAGATGGCTGTCTGCATTAATTCAAGACTATGAAACCGAACTACATCTTGGTAAGGTAACATCGGGTGTTAAAAATCAAAAAGAATTATCAGATAAAGACTTACAACATATTGAAAAAAGTCTATTGAAAAATTGGAGTTTTAAATATAGCAAGAATATTAAAAATAAAAAATATCCTCATTCAAGTATTCAACTTACTAGACATATTTTTTTACTTTGGAAATTGGCTCAAGAAAGATTTTTATGTCCGGTACTAACAATCTATCCAATGCATGAAATTAATAATGCTGTTCAAGTTTTTACAAAGGTCGGTTATGAAAATATTACTCTCAATCAAACAAATAAAAATAATTTAATCAAACTAGATAATTTATTTAAAAGTAATAATTTTTATAATCAGTGGCTGTACCAGTACAAGGAAGATGTTAATTTACATCAACTTTTAAATAATGAGATATGTAGATTTCATGAAAGACAATGGCTGGAAAAGGTTTCACCCACATACGGATCAAGAACAAATAATTTTTTTAAAAAACTTATATCAGAATACCAGCAGAAGATTAGATCTTAGGTTATTATTCACTTAAATACAACACTATGGCATACGTTTCTTTAGATACAGAACAGGTTAAAAGAGCCAATAAGAAACACAAATACACGAAAGAACAGGTTATACAACTTGAAAAGTGTATGGATGAAAAAACTGGCCCTTTGTATTTCATGAAAACTTTTATGAAGATACAACACCCAACGAAAGGCGAAATGTCTTTTAATCCTTATCCATATCAAGAAAGATTGATTGAATCGTATAATTCACACAGATTTAGTATATCAATGCTACCTAGACAAACAGGCAAAACTACCTGTGCGTCAGGTTATATCATTTGGTATGCTATGTTTAAGCCTGATTCTCAAATATTGATAGCGGCACACAAATACGCAGGAGCATCAGACATTATGTCGAGGGTGCGGTATGCCTATGAGATGTTGCCAGGGTGGATAAAAGCCGGAGTAAATTCTTACAATAGGAATAGTATAGAATTTGACAACGGTTCAAAGATTATGGCAACCACAACGACAGAGAACACAGGTAGAGGTATGTCCTTATCTATGATATACTGTGATGAGTTTGCGTTCGTTCAGCCACCCGACAAGGCAGTAGAATTTTGGACATCACTTTCACCTACATTGTCAACTGGTGGTAAATGTTTAATCACATCTACACCAAACAGTGACGAAGATCAGTTTGCATTAATTTGGAAGGAAGCAAACAAACGTTTTGATGAATTTGGAAACGACAACATAGTTGGTACAAATGGATTTTATGCCATGAAGGCCCACTGGTCAGAACATCCAGACAGAGATGAAACTTGGGCAGTTGAAGAACGAGCAAGAATAGGCGAAGAAAGATTTAGAAGAGAACACGAGTGTGAATTTTTAATTTTTGACGAAACATTAGTAAATGCAATTACATTAGCAGAATTGGAAGGACAAAATCCAATATATAATCAAGGACAAGTTCGTTGGTGGAAAGAACCTAAACCAGGAAGAACTTATATGGTTTCATTAGATCCAAGTTTAGGAACTGGTGGGGATTATTCAGCGATTCAAGTAGTTGAACTTCCTACCTTTGAGCAAGTTGCAGAATGGCATCACAACATGACTCCAGCAAACCAACAAATAAGGATTTTACAAAGCATCAACAAGTACATACATGATACCATTATTGAAAAAGATAAAAATTCAAATCCTCAAATATTTTATTCAATGGAAAATAACACTTTAGGTGAAGCGGCATTGCAGAGAGTAATGGAGATAGGTGAAGAAAATATACCCGGTATGTTTATATCTGAACCAATAAGAAAAGGACACAGACGTAAATTTAGGAGAGGTTTTAACACCACTGCCAAACATAAAATTGATGCCTGTGCTAAATTTAAAGAATTAATTGAAAATAAAAAATTAATTATTAATAGTAAACCCTTAATTTCAGAACTCAAAGATTATGTTGCTAGTGGCGTGTCATACAAAGCAAAACCAGGACAGCATGACGATTTAGTCAGTGCGTGTCTTTTAATGACAAGAATGATAAAAGTATTAGCAGATTTTGATCCTAAGATTTTTGAAAAATGGACAGATAGAGATTCCGAATTTGTGGCTCCAATGCCAATTTTTGCAAATTTAGGAGTTTAGGATGAAAGTACTAATTTCTGGTCCTAACATTTACGACGCAAGAGTATATCTACCAACTACATTTTTAAACTTAAAAACTTATATCGAATGCCAGACTGATATTAAAAACGTTCAATGGTTAGATCCTTTATTTAGAAATCGACCATTAGAACAGATGGTTGCAGGGATAGACTTCAGAGATGTGGACGTCTTAGGTCTCAGTTGTTATGAATGGAATTGGCAACTTAACACCCAAATAGCCAACCATGCAAAAAAAATAAATCCATCGATAAATGTAATTGCGGGCGGTCCTCATCCAGATTATAAAAATCCAAAATTCTGGGACAAATATCCAATGATTGATTCAGTTGTACACCACGACGGAGAAAAGGCATTTGCTAGTCTACTCAAAGGAGACAAGAATGCTCCAGGCACTGCTACAAGAGATGGCATAGGTCCAATAAGTCTATTAGAAGATTTTAGATCCAGTCCATGGTTGCATAATAAAGAATGGTTGTTAGAATTTAAAAAGAAACACGTTGATCATCCGGACACAAAAGCAGGAGTTGTCATGTGGGAAACTGATAGAGGCTGTCCTTTTGCGTGTAGTTTTTGCGATTGGGGTTCTGCAACGATGCAAAAAGTAAGACGTGTGCCAATGGAGAGAATTGAACAAGAACTAGAGTTTTTCGCTCACGAATTAAAAATTCCATGGATGTGGCACGTAGGTGCAAATCTTGGAATCCTACCTAGAGATATTGATATTGTAAAAAAATTGTACAGCCTACAGAAAAAAACTAATTGGCTTAAAGGAATACAGTACAATCCAAGTAAAAACACTCCTGAAAGATCTTTAGAAATTGGAAAAATGTTTTTTGACTGTGGACTTGTTACAAAACACTTGATCAGTTTACAACATACAAGACAAGAAGTTTTAGATTGTATCGATAGGAAAAATATTCCTGTCGCTAGACAAATTCCAATAATTGAAGATATGCAGAAAAATAAAATGCCGACCGTTGCACAATTAATCATGGGAATGCCTGGAGATACAATAGACTTATGGTTATCTGCACTCACTGACACAGCAGAATATGGAATACACAATGAATTACAGGCCTACGATTTTCAGATGTTACCCAATGCTCCTGCAAACGATCCTGCATATAAAAAGAAATGGGAAATTGAAACTGTACACAGAAGGCACCTACCACACGAAAAGCATATGTTAAATGAAAAAGAAAAGGCAGATTTAGAAGAAGATTTTTTTCACATGGACGAAGATGATCCAAATGTACAAGAATTTATTGTCAGTACAAAAACATACACTAGAGAAGATTGGATAACAATGAAGTTGCATACTAAACTTTTCATTGCTTGTCATACTGGTAACATTACAAAATATCTATCTATGTACTTGAGAAACACAATGAACGTAAGTTTTTATAGTTTTTACAAAGGCTTTTTTGATCTGCTTATGAAAGAAGATATTGTTACTAGAGAACATCAGAGAATTAAAAATTTTTTAGATAATCCAAAAAATATTCTCGAAGAAAAAATTGATCAGATAGGAAATGATAATTTTTATGAACAAGAAGACAAATTTTTGTTTCATTTTTTGTATGATAAGGAGTGGAAAATTAACATCAAATTTTTCAACCTCATAAAAGAATATGTGAAAAATAGTCATGGGTGGAATGAAGAACTGGAGGATTTATTTAAAGTATTACCGAGACTATTTTTGACTATAGATTACAATCCCGAAGATGGCAAACTGGTTGAAATGAATTATGACTGGATTGAATACTTTGAAAGAAGTAATTTTACTTGTCATGTTCCTGGCTCAAATATTAACTTTAAACCTAAAAAAGATAAAATTAAATGGCTAGGAAAACAAAAAAAAGTGTCATTGAGTGAAGTTTCTGCTAACAATAAAATTAACTGGCATAAAGAAAAAGACGAAAAAAAACAACTCAAATCCTTTGCAAACACAGTAATAGCGGCTAGATATCATAGGGGTAACAGAAATATGCTTATGCAAGGAACTTACATTAATAGTTAAACAGCAATAAATACATTTATGAACGCACAAATTTCAAGCGATTTGTTTAATAAAATTAGGTCTAAATTTTCGAATATTACAATCGGAGATTCTGAAGGAAGTCCTACTGCTGATCCAAAAGAAGCAAGATTTTTTGATTTTGAATATATGGAAGATGCTGACACATTCGGCAGAATGAGCGTTAGTCTAGCAGAAGATGAAACTATGAAAGTCTACTATAATCGTGGTTTGACTGAGAAAATAGACGAAGATAGTAAAGCAGAATTTTATGCATTTTTACATGAACTAAAACAGTTTGCAGTACAACACCAGTTAGGGTTTGACGTTAGAGACATAACTAAATCTAACCTAACGAAGCAGGATTACAAGAATCTTGCAGACACGAACCAAACGGTAAATACTGATGAAATGTCAGAAGAACTTAACAGAATTACAAAACTAGCAGGCGTAGAAGTCAAAGAGGGCCTTACAGGTACTTCAAAATCTTCCTATGAAAACCTTGATAAAACAAGATTAATTGTTAGGCATTCTGGTCCAGTTGATGAAACTGTTCCGGGTGCAAGAACTAGACACATTAATTCCTTATACATTGAAAACGATGACGGTGAAAGATTCAAGTATCCAGTGATTCATTTAGCAGGTGCTAGAGCAATGACAAGACACGTTGCAAATGGTGGCAGACCTCATGACGAGTTTGGTCAACATATTATTAATACATCAGAAGATATTGCAAAACTTAATTCATTTTCAAGATACGTTGCTCATAAAGATCAATTAAATGATTCAGCAGGCGATATTATCGAGCAAACAAAATTAAAGTTAGAAAATTTAAGAACATATGTAAAAAGTATTGCAAAACAAGGACATTATGAAAATGCAGTAAAAGATTTCAAACAATCTGATGAGATTGTTTTAGATGATGAAACAGCAAATTCATACAAAGAAAAATTTACATTAAGAAATTTAGATAATAGAGTAGAAGAGGCATTACCACTTATTCATAAAATAATGAGTGAGTATAAACCAGATGACGAGCCAACAGATAAGGACGCTAAAATCGAACCACCAGTTGATCACGGTGCAATAGTAACTTCTTTTTTAACAGATCCAGATAAAAAACTAGTGTTAAGGAAAGACGATGCGGCCGATAAAATGTTATCGGTCACAAAATTTAATGACAAAAACACAATGCTTGGTTCTATATTATCTGATATAGCATCTAGAATGTTGACTAAAGATAATCAAGATGATAGAGTGGCAAACTTTGCTTCAAGAGTAGCAGATGCAATTAGCCAGGAAGGTCAACCGTTTTTCAAGCCAGATGAAGATCATTCAAAAAATAAAAAAATTGCAGTTCAACTTGCAAAAAGATATATTGACGATTACAAAAAAATGAAATCAGATCCATCTTATGCGGATGAAGTAAGAATGGAGCCTGGTGCTTTTGCTCCTAAAAAAGACAGAACAGGAAAAGCAAAAGAAGATTCTTTTGAATCATGGGCAAACAGAGTTACCGAAGGGACTTGGTCGCTTCCAAATAAAGACGAGGACATAGAAGATTTAGAAGCGGTTATGAAAAATCAGTTTGACGTGGGAACAGACGCAACCAACGCCACAACTATGCTATCAAGACTAGGATTTGGCGATGACAGTCTATACGACGAATTAGGAGACTTATACGACAGAGATGGCGAGAGAGCAGACGCTAGACCTATAGTACAAGACTATGTGATGCAGATGTTAGTACCACAAGGAAACTACTCATCTGAATTATCTCCAGAAATTAAAGCAAAATTACAAAAAGCAGTGTCAGTTTATAAAAAAGACGACAGACAAAAAGAACTTCCAGGCATTCCGGCTAAAGAGCCAATGTTTGCAGGCGAAGAAATCACTTTTGAGGACATCAAACCTTACGTATCTATGTACTCAGACAAAGATAGCGGTAAGATGACTTATGACGTTTTAGATAAAGACGGCGAATCTGCATTTAAAACTCATGATGCCAAACTGGCTATGAAATACCTTTCAAGAAATTTTGACAAACTTAAAAAAGACAAAGACCAAAGAGTAGAATCACAAGAATCATTGAACGAGCAGAGAGCAAAGATTATTACTGCAATAGAATCAAGAGCAGACCATGAAATTGCAGACATCGTTAGACTCGCAAAATCTTAATTCAGAAAAACGACCATGGGGATCATTCAAGGAAATCTACAAGAATGAACTCATTAATGTTAAAGTAATCAAAGTAAATCCTAAAAGTAAATTAAGCCTACAATCGCACAAAAAAAGGGAAGAACACTGGATAATTGAACAAGGGTACGCAAGAGTAACACTTAATAAAGAAAAAATTTACCTTGAAAAAGGACAACAAGTTCATATACCCCAAGGTGCTATTCATAGATTAGAAAATACACATCATACAGACCAATTGGTTGTTATAGAAATACAACAAGGCTCATATTTTGGAGAAGATGACATCACTAGGTATGAAGATGACTATAATAGAGCCTAAAATCTAGAGTAAATATCAGTATGAAACCGTTTTGCAATGTTCCCTTTGTTGGATTGAGTGCTAGACATGATGGTACGGCAAAAATTTGTTGCAACATCAACAAATCTGAAGGAATCACAAAAACAGGCACGTACGATAACCCAGGCTCTGAAAAATTTAACCTAAATATTGATAATTTTCATGACATTTGGAACAGCGAATACATGAAGGACTTCAGAAACAAAATGTTGACTGGAGGATTTGACAAAGCGTGTTCGAGATGCATCACGCATAACAATCAAGGTGTATTCACGATGCGTAAAAAATACAATTCTCATTTTGATCCCATTGAAATCGAAAAAAGGGTAGGACAACACCAAGCAGGCCACTCGGTTTCACTACCTCAATGGTATGATTTTAGGTTCAGTATTGCCTGTGATTCAAGTTGTACTATGTGTGGTCCTGGCAGTAGTAATTTTTTGTTCAAGGACTGGAAGAAACACAGTAAGTTTTTAGACAAAGATAAAATAGACCAGATAGATAAAGCAAAAAGTCATTACAAACTGAGCATTGCTAATTCTGACTTCATAAAACAAGTAAAAAACAATTTAGACAAAATTAATTTTTTTGAATTTAGAGGTGGTGAACCTCTGGTTGATAGAAACGTTATGGATTTTATCACTGATGTTTCTCATACCCAGTATGCCAAAAACATTAGAATAGACATTGTCACTAACGGTCAACAATTTCCAAAACATTTCATACCAATACTTAATAAATTCAAAAAAGGATACCTTAGATACAGTATTGATGGTTTTGATCGGGTTAACGAGTACATAAGATACCCAGCAAAATGGTCAAAGTGTGAAAACACTTTAAACTTATTGTCTGACTTACATGAAAATTGGGATATTAAAATTATCAGTACATTACAAGTCTATAATATTTTAAATATTGGAAAATTACTAGAATATCTAGATGACAAGTACCAATACAAAGTAATAAGCAATAGTGTGTGGGGAGTTGATCACCTGTCTCCTTATGTTATGCCACTTGAAAAAAGGATAAAATATGCAAAAACTTTAGAAGATCGTTTTCCTAACTTTGCTAAAATTATTGAAAAGGATGTTGAAGTAAAAGATCCGCAAATCTTAGAAAAACTACGAAATCACAACAAATTAATGGAAGCATCTAGAGGAAAAAAAGTAACTGATGCTATTCCAGAAATGCAATTTTTATATGAATAAGACATTTTGCACATATCCATGGACAAGTTTAACATTCCTGCCAGGAAATAAAACCAAAGTATGCGGAGCCAACAGAGATGTTGAATACGACCCAGCGTCAGACCGGAAAAATACTGAAAATTTAAAAATTGCAAGAAAGAAAATGCTTGATGGTGACCAAGTTGATGGTTGTGAATTCTGTTATGAACGAGAAAAAAACGAATACTGGAACACCAAAAGAAAAGAAAGTTTGCGTATTTGGGGCAAGTGGCAAGATGAATTTATATCACAAACAAAGGAAGATGGCACCACAAATTTTGAGCCTTTTTACATAGATTACAGAGAAGACAATGTTGAGAAATTACAAAAAGTAATTGCATCGTTACCAAGAATTAGAGTGCTTAAACTTTATAAAATAAATTTTATGCAAGACTGGAGTAAAGCATTTAATGAACTAAAAAATAAAATGGGACACTTCTATTGCTGTGGCGAAACTGACAAAATCAGGTTTGACAAAGAATTTTTAGGTGTGCAAAGCAGGAGCAGAAGAGTTTCGGTTATTCATAATCTTAAAAATAATTCTAATAGCGAAACTATAGAAAAGGTAAAGGAAATACAAGGTATACTTAATGGTGCGGAAGACGAAGTCCAATTATATATTAATGTAAAAGGTACAATCACCGAAGATTTTCTTGAAAGTTTTACCAAATTTGATAGAGAGTTTCCCGACATTAAGTTGAGGATATACGCATCTGATGTTCTTAAGCAAAGAGGTGATCCTATTGAATATTACAATAAAGAGATAGGCATCATAAAACAAATGCGTGATATTGCAGAAAAGACAAATAACCAAGATTTACAGGCATTATACCGTCAGTTTACTTAAAATAATCTTGACATTTAATAAATATAGTAGTATATTAAGAAATGCTTAATATACATTTAGGCACAAACATAGGCAAAATAGGAGGCTTACATTATGGCTACATTGGCTGAAATAAGAGCGAAGTTAAAATCTCAAGAAGTGAATCGCTCCACTTCATCAACAGG